GTAGGGGTTAATCCCCACCCCTGAGATTGTAATTGAGAGGCTCTGGCGCTACCGACATCCACAACCTCTTTCTGGCCGTTAGGACCAAATAAAGTTGCTTTTTTAGTGTTAGCCGATGTAGGAGCCTTATAACTGCCAGGAGTCAAACCCCATCCTTGAGACTGTAAAGTACTAGCCCGTTGTGAGCCGACATCTACTGCTTCTTTTTGTCCATTTGGACCATATAATGTAGCCTTTGCCATATTTGTTGAAAATTAATTAATTTGCTTGCCAGAAATCTAGCCAGTTTGCTGTTACGGTTTTTACAACGTCAGCTTTTGTCCGAGCCTGAATAGTGAAAGCATATCCCGCTTCAGCTGTCCCCGTTGGGGTCCCGTCTCCGTCACCAGTCAACCATAATGTTCCGTTTACATAATAAGTAATAATACCAGTAGCAGCATTTAAAATAGCTTCGAGAACATAAGTACTGCCAGCAGAAAAGGTAAAAAGCTCAGTTTCATATCTATTATTACCATCACATACAGTCGCGTATATCTGTGCCCCGTTTAATAAAAATCCAAAGTGCTGAGCGCTTGCCGGGTTAGCGCCAGAAGCCGTTCCTGTTACAATATATATTTCCTGGTTAGAATTATTAGTTGGAATAATTTCACATTTAAACTTTCTGTTTTTGTTCCAAGTCATTTGTCCTCCTAAATCCTTTTTTATCTGTGAATCATTATCTGTCAAATTACCAGTAGAAACAATTACACCACTGGCGCTAGCTGTTATCAGGCCCGTGCCGTCAGTTATTTTAGAATAGCCATCTACTGATTCAAATACTGTAAACCAATGAAAATCACTACGGGCAAGACTTGATACCTTGCAATTTCCTCCCATATCAACGTTAAACGGTGCATCTGCAAAATTAGCATTTCCTAAAGATATCCCCGCTGCGTCTGATTTAAAAATATTATCTCCAGAGCCGACGGACAAATAGACATCAACCGCAACCGTTCCAGCTTGGAGCTTAGAAGCGTTAATACTGTTAGCCAAAATATTATCTCCTACTATCTGAGTTGCTTCTGATAAATTGTAAGTAGCATTGACGGCGGCATTCTGAGCAACCGCCACTAAAACCTTTCCCAGCCCAACAGCCTCAGATGGAGTAGTCGTTGTCTGATATGCCGTCTTAGAATCATTCAATGATAGATATATATAAGTTTTAGCAACCATGTCTCCAGTATTACCGGCGGAAATAGAGTATGAGACTCCATTAGCAGAAGTAAATGTTCCAGCTCCCCAAGAAACCGTATCTGCATCAGTGGAAGTAAAGGCGCACGTTTGTCCCCACCCCCAATTAGAAACATCAAGTGTTTCTGGAGGGATAGAGCCCGGTTCTAATTGCGCACCATTTATTTGTACATTGCTTACGTTGATATCTTGAGCCGCCCCGCCGGAAGCAATCGGAGCGGGAGAAGCCGGGGTAGAATCAGCTGAAACAAAAACAGAATCCTTGGTCTCCAAGTTTTGAGAGGTGTCCTTATACAGGAATCGATTGAGCAGAAGGTCTGTTAATTTCATATATTAATTGGACTCTAGGCCCTTTACTTGAATACTTAATAATTCAGTGCCATGATAAATAATTGGCGTCCCCTTAGTGAAACCACTAAGTCTTAATCTAACATTATTAAAATCGTCAGTTGAGGCATTAGGGAAAAGCTCAGCATAATTCTTCTTTACCGAATCAATATTTTCCCAAGCATTAGCTGGAGCTTTTTCGGTCTGGTACTGAAGTTTCATCCCTGCGCCGTTTTCAGTCATAACCATCATTCCGCTGATACTTTTTACTTGAGCATACATTTCAGTAAATGAACGCCAGCGGTCAATAATTTCATAGTAAATATCAACTCCAAAATCAGTAGTGCCGGAATCTAGCTTACCTATTAAACCAGTAGAAGTCCCGGCAACTTGCTCGATAGTTGTTCCATTATCATAGCGGACCATAGCCGTAATAGCATTGGCGGCTAAATCATAGATAGTCCAAACCTGAGTAGATATTGTGTATCTCATCTGGCAGTTAGCATAAGTAACTCCTTCAACCGTTATCGCTCCGACGGACCATTTTATAGCATCATAGCCATCATAAATCCCAACAACATTGCCGTAGGAAGCTCTCGGAATAGCTTTTACAAAATCAATAACTCTTCGAGATATTTCAGTCGGTTGCCCGTCGTAATTAAATTTATAGAAACCGGAAGAGTGATGGAAATAAACGCCATCCTTCGCTTGGACAATCGACTCTTGAGAGAACGTTCCGACGTTGTAAGCTGGATAGGGGTCAACATTTGTCGTGTTATAAACACGATAAATATGGTTTTGTTTAAAAAGAAGCAATGCTTTTGGTACTCTAAATAATCCAGTGATAGACTCTCCGTCTTGAGGAGAAAATTTGGTTATAAAGTTAGTAGTAATATCAAAAGTTAAAGGAGAAACATAAGTTGTCCCGTCAGTTGATTGGACTATGTCTGTGTAGTAAAGAATATCTTTAGAGGCATCAGCAACCCAGACACGACCATCGTAACCAGCTTCAATAAAATCAGCTTTAGGAAACGTGGCTGGAACGTCAGTAGTATCGAAAGCCCCGCCGTTAGAAGTCTTAGGCGCATCACCGGCATTTCCGTTTACCATCCAGACTCTATTTAAAAACTGACTAAACCTCGCCTTAGTGGAAACAGTAGTCGTTCTAACCGAAGCCCACGTTGCCCCGTTCCATACTGAAATAGCCGTTCCTACTTGAGCGAATAGTCTCTTATTTCCTCCCTGAATATTTAAAGTCCCGAGAGACGTTACGCTCCCGGTTAAAGCTGTGGCAAAAGTTGCAATACCGTCTCTAGTTGTCACCGCCCCAATCCGGTCGAAGTTCATATTAACCGCTAACTGGACTGAGTTTTCCGGGACAATAGTATCATTCAATTGGGCTGAACGGATAACTCCTTCGGAGGGATATGGAATCTTAATATTTTTCAATGTTGGCATAATATTTGATTAATTTCCTTATCTCCCTGCTCATCCGCAAAATAAGCAGGGAAGAAAAAAACTAAACTTGAATGTCTGTCACCAGACCGTCAACAATAGTAATTGTTTGAATAGGACCAGTAGGGCCAGCATTGTAGCCATTACCAGGGCCGGTGTAACCGGTATAGCCAGTGGCACCAATAGGACCAGTATAACCAGTCGCGCCAGTCGGTCCAGCGGGGCCAGTATAACCAGTCGCTCCAATAGGGCCGGTATAACCCGTGAAGCCAGTGGCACCAGTGGCACCAATAGGACCAGTGTAACCAGTGGCGCCAGTGGCAGAAGCTGCTCCATCAGGACCGGTATAACCAGTCGGGCCGATAGGACCAGTGTAGCCGGTAGCTCCTGTTGCAGTTGCTGCTCCAGAAGGGCCAGTGTAGCCAGTAGGTCCGGTTGCTCCGATAGGGCCAGTGTAGCCGGTGGCACCCGTTACTCCAGGGCCAGTGTAGCCAGTGTAGCCAGTGTAACCAGTTGCACCGGCGGCGCCAGAACCGATAGTAGACCATGCAGGACTAGCGACGGTACCAGTCATCTGATAAACAGCTGAACCATCTAAGTCTTGAAGTAAACACTCAAGAGAAAAGATGTTAGCGTAAGTTGCGCCGGTGTAAGCGCTTGGATTACCCTCAATAGTACCAAAGGTAATTAATTGGTAGGCGCTTGTATTGCTCGGTTGTTCCTGTTGTTGAATATCAACCAATGGAACAAGAGGATTTGATTTAGCCATAGTTTTAAATTTAATTAATTATGATGTGATTAAATGTTTTGGCTTGCTGCCAAAAGGATGATTAATAATTTTATCATCTGACCATCCCTGGCGTTGTCTTCTAGCCAAAGTTCCTTTTTTTATACCAGTGATTTTAGACCATTCAGATAATGTTTTTCCTTTAATTATTTTATTATTTTCTATGTTATTCATATTTTCTAACCGAGTGGCCCAACGACAATTAGTTTTACTATAGCCCTTATTGTTATCAATCCGGTCTAATTCAGTGTTATTATTATTGAGACCTCGATGTAATCGATATGAATTCCACATGTCAAGAAAGAAAAAATCAAAGGTTTTCCATCTATCGCAAACAGTAATCCCCTTAGAATAATAAGACTTATTATTTCTTTTGGTGGTTTCATGCGTGCACCTTCTTTTCATCTCGCTCCAAACTTTATAGAAATTTCTTTCTACTTTATCAGGATTGCAAGATGATTTAAATTTTGGATGGACTATTGACATTAACTTGTAATTATGGTTGTATCCTGTCCCGTGTAAAGATTGTTATAAAGAGCTTGTACTAATTCTTCAAACTTCTTTAAATCTGGGTCGCTACTGGCCAGTAAAATATCTTTACGATACTTGATTGCCCAGCGTAGATACCACTTGTAAATCTCTCGATAATGCTCTGGGAGAACTTGTGAGAGGTCCGTAACAACGCTCATTTTCTGGTAATAATCAATGTAACAATTATTACCCTGCATTGAATCCGGGATGATTCTGTCGAAAACCAACTTGTCCGAATAAACCGTATAATAGATAGGCTGTGAAATTGTAGGTCTCGACCAGACCCGCGTTCCGACTGGTATATCTCTAGTGATACCAGTTACTCCCAGTAACTGGTTCGTTGTTAGGTCAACTGAAGTGTAGGAGATTTGCATGATTGTCTGAGTATAGGCTGTAGTGGCCACATAAGCCACCCCGGAAGAAGAATTAGGGAAATCACCAACACTGTCTAAGGTTATTGAAACTGCGCCGGTAAGGGCCGCGGCAGTAGTTGTCCCGCCCATAACCGAGAAGGCAATCTGATTCCAGCTTCGTTTATCAATGTATTTTAAATTAAATGGTGTTAATACGTTCCCAATCATAAACCTAGCAGCAAGAACTGACCGGTCAGTTTCCTGGTAATCAATATCTTCTGGCAAAGGGATATAATTAGAGCCAGCTAAAATCTTAATTGGATATTCAAATACCTGTTGCCAGGCGTGACGAATACCATAAAGCTTAGCTTCGGTATATTTTCTAGCGTCGTCAATCGCCGCTAGACAAAATTCAACCGTTATCTTAGGGTCATTTTCAGCTACCCCCATCGCTTTCAAGACCGGGAATATCACTGTCGCAACCGAATTTTCTGGGTAGGAAGAAACTGAGATGGGGGCTGAAAACGCTGATAGTTCTCCTGTGACAGAATTTTTCCACTGCACCTTGTAATAATCAGTTGATAATCCTGTTAAATCATAAATTACTGTGTTCTGTTGGGTAACAAAAAATGTCTGAGTGGCTAAAGTTGTATAAGCCCCGTCAATTGTCGCTGATTTGGCAACAAGCACCTGGTCATACTTCAATTCTGCCACAGCATCGCCTCTATTGTGGGCCATTAAAGTCGCCGCAGTTACAAAAGATAGAGTGGTATGAGAAGAGGCCGCTACGATTTCAGCGTTCTCTGCCCCGACGGAAGACAATAATAGCTGAACAGCACCGGAAGTGAAGTCGGTAGCGTTATCAACCGGGACTGCCGTTACCCCCGCAGCAATATTACTGCTCATATAGGTGGATGTTTTTATATCCAATTCATTAGGAATGTGAATTGTGTTGCCTATATTATGCAGAACTTTTATTTGTGGAAATTCGCTCATATATTTTTTATTATTCTATCTAAATTATAACATTTTTTTAGGTTTAGAGCAATTCGGCCAATTTCTTTTTCAGAAGCTCTCTATCCTCCTCGATATGAGACCAACCCAAATTGTAAGTTTTGTCCATATCAGCTCCTTTAGTAAAGTGATAATGGTTAACAATAGCTTTGTCGGCTCTAACAAATATCCCGAGCTTCTTCATTTTGGCCATTAAAAGATTATCACATCCAGCGTGCCAGAAGTCAGTGTCAAAAACTTCACCGATTTTCTCAATGATATCTCTTCTAATCATGAAATGTTCATTAGCGTTACCGCCATCAGGATAAACTTCTCCGGTGTTGAAAGCAACGTAGCCTTTTTCTCCAACAGCTAAAGCCTCGTTGATTGACTCCGGGGTAAACTCTGTATCGTTCGACGCAAAGACAACCCAGTCGCCGGTAGACTCTTCTACCCCCTGTTTGACAAGTTTAGGAACTCCTGTCCTATTTTCGTAGCTATCTTGCTTAATTATCACTTCTATATTACTTTTCGGATAATTTAGAGCCTCTATAGAGGCCATACAGCGTTTTAATCCATCTTCTCGACCCAAAGTAGGTATAACAAATGAAATTTTTGGCTCTACTTGATTAGTATAAAATTTAGCATCTTCTAAATATCTAGGATTAGCCGGTTTCATGTTTCTGGCAATAAAGTAATGCTTAGCGCTTTTTACTTTATCACCGAGCCACCAATAAGATATGTAAAGTAATTCGTGAGGGATATTTTCATAGTAAGGCTGATGATTAGAATAGAACGGTAATTGAGTAACTGATAACGCCGCCTCGCAATAAGCAACACACTGAGAATACATTCCTTTTTTAAAATAGTGTTCAGCTAATCTCATGTATGGTTCCCGGCGGTTTTCTTTTTCAATCGACTTGCCGTACCACTTTATCATCTCATCAGTATTACCGAGGTGAGCATAGCAATCCCCAATATAAAGCATCGACTGAGCGGCTTCCGTCGGCCAGCGGTTCATTGAAATATGATTTAAAAACTCTTTGATGGCAGATTTAAAGCGACCAAGATACATCATCTCTCTAGCGAAGTAGTGAGAGTTTCTGTCGTTGTCGGGGTTATTATAACAATCAATTGCCAACCCTTTTAAATATCCAGAGCGATTAGTCTTCTCATTCTGGTAGTGTTCCAGATAAACCTCATCTTCTCCTAAAAATTGTTTCTTGGCGTCGCCAACTAAAATTTCATGAATTACCCCCTTCCAAGAAAGCTTTCTCCTGTCATAAGCTTTGCAGTGCATAAACTTAATTACGGGATTTCCTTGGGCGTCATGGCTGAATACAAAATTATATTCAAGTTGTTCTACACCGCCTTCAATGCATTCATCTATTTTATCAATATTAAACTTAGTAAAAATCTCGTCACAATCGGGGGTAAATATAAAATCATTTTCCGGAAAAGCAGAGATATAGTTACGCGCTGAAGCAAAATCAAAAAGAGACTCACCAGCTTTAACAACGGGAGCCTCACCAGCTACTACAAACTTATTATTTATTTTATCAGCCAACTCTTCATCAATTTGAATACGGAACTTGTCTCCAACAGACTCTACATTACAACCTAATCTTTTGGCGACCTCTATCGTTTTATCTGTAGACCCGGTATCGAGGACCCAAATATCTCCACCCCTATCTTGGAATTCTTTTAGAGAACCGATTAAACGTGGAAGCGTTTCAGCTTCGTTCCTTGCTATTAAAGCAAAAGAAAATTTTGGCTTGTTCATTTTTTTGCGGATTAATTATTAAAAAGTTTACATAAAACTATAAGTCTTTGGCTCCTCCGGGGCTGGCTCTTCTGGGACATCTTCAACTTTGGGAGCAGTAAGCTCTTCAATAATTTCTTCGGCCTCATCTTTATCAAACCACTTTTTTATTGTATCAAATATCATATATTTAGTCTTCATCTTCATCGTCTTCGTCCTCGTCTTCTTCATCTTCTTGCTCAATGCCCTCTCCAGTTTCCTCTAGGAGTTCTTTCTCCTGTTTAGCCGCTTCAGCTTCCTGGGCTTTTTTATCCCCGCTTCTTAAAACCTTAATAAGGTTCTTATGTTCAGAAATAAAATCTTCCCGAGACATTGTAATATTAGAAGACTTGACCTCATTCTTTTTTTCTTCTTCGACTTTTTTATATACTTCCTTCAACATATGTTTAGATTAAAAATTTATTAAAAACCCCTGCTTCTGAATCTGATTCCACTCAGCGCCAGTAATTGTAACCGTTTTCCCTTTTCCAATTAGACCTCGAGCATCGCGGTCTATCATGTAAAGACCGGCGCGCTCAGGTTTGATTTCATTTAATTTACCAGCGTAGATAACTCCATAAGCCCCGGTGTTTTTATTCCTTACCTGATTGGTGTCGTTTTCTCTAATAAACTTTGCTACGTCCATATTATTTTTATTTAAAGTTATAAAATAAGCCATTAAAGATTTAGTATAATTAGGATTATACCTTTTATATTCCTGCCAGTAAGTGTCCTCTATTTCATTATACTCTGCTACCCCATAAACACCAGTGACAGCGTGATTTAGGTCACCATTAGGGGCCAATATATCTTCCGGCTTATCATAGTTAGCAAATCTTACAATCGCTTGGATTGGGGAATAAATTAAATTATCAAATGAGTTCACCCATTCATAATTTATTGAAATTCTTTTTAAACACTCCTTACCCTTAGTATACATTGCCTCAGTAATAAATTTAGGGTCAATATTATCTTGAAAATTATCAGCTAAAGGAAACATGTCTTGGGGGATAAGACCATAATTTTTTATAGCGTTAGCCACCATAAACTGATAAGCGCCATTAGCAGTTGTTTTGCCTAAAGTACCAATAAACCTTTCACTAAAATTATATTTTCCGTCTTTTTTATATTCTTTAAAAAACTCTAAATCATCCTGACTCAGAGAACCAATTGATTCTAAATAAGTTAAAAATTTAGCGATTGTCTTTAGGGCGGAATAAGTTACACAAAACTGGGTATCATAAGTTCCTTGCCATTGTATTTCATGCTCGACAGAAAACTTTTTCCAATTTTTGTCTGGGACTAGAATATCATGCGCAATAGGAGAATTACCACCAGCCTGCCAGTCGAACTCACCTCTACCTAATAATACTCCAGATTTTATTTCCTCCATAAATTTGGAATTAGTAAACTAATAAGAAACACAATAATAGCCCCTGCTAAAGATATTAATAAATCAAAGTCATAATGTATCAATAGAAAAAATGTAATAATCCCTAACGGGAAAGCTACGCACATATTATTCTGGTTGTTTAAAAACTTTACGTTCCTTATATTCAGCAGCTTTTCCCGGATTATAGTTCTTGACTGGAGTTAGCCAGCCGACAACTCTACTGTACACGATGCACTCCTGTCTTTGAATTTGAATTGGAGACATATTTTAAAAGTTAATTTATTAAGTTGGTCGTTAAAGTGCGACCAGACTTAGAGAGCGTCCTTTAATTGAGGATAGAGTTTAAAAGCGTTCTTGCCCTTAAAGCTACAAAATTCAACCCAATTAAATAGACAAGTGATTTTCGTCCAGCGTTTTTCCAAAATCATTGGATAAAGTCTGTGGAAAGTATAGGTATGGCAATTAGCACAAGCCACTACTTTTATCCTACTTCCTTTATACCAGTATTTAGGGAAAATGTGGTGTTGCGTCCTGATGTTTTTCTTTGTGTACTGTTTTTCGCAAAGAGGACACACTTCTAGGTAATCGCCTTTAGATTTCAAATCCGGTGTCTTTAAACATTACCAAGCTGTTCCAGTTTTTAAGTGTAATCTCGATGCGAGGTGTCCACTTCGTTTCATCAAGACAAAGGAAAGTTTTTCCTTCTTCTTGTTGCGAATAAGAGCCACAACCACACATACAGCATACCGAATGGAAATAATATTTATCTCCAACAGGATTGCTAAGGAGGTATAAGTGAGGAGTAAAGCCACGTCTTCCGTTTCTGACAGCTCGTAGGGCAACGAATTTACCCGAAGAACTGCCAACAGCGAGAAAGCTCTGTCCCGTCTTAGGTCTTGCTTCCTTGAAGCATTCTGGACAAAAACCGACCCTAGTGATTGTTGTCATTATTAAGTTATAAAGAACTATTATTTTTCTAAATTTTTTAATCTTACAGAATTTTCAGCTATGACAGTCATTAATTTAGTTTGCGTTTCTTGCAACTTAGTTATTGTACTTGAATTATCTTCAATTTGTTTTGTCATCGCTTCAATGTGAGCATAATGGTTTTGCTTGATTAAAGCTATTTCAGTTTTAATATCGTAATAAGGAGCAACAACCCCGACCAAAAAGATAACTATGCCAATGACATACTTCACTTCAGAGGTTAATATTCTTTTTACAATATTTTCTGTTTGAGCTGTATTAGCTATTTCGTTTTGGTCCTGAGTCATATTATTTAATATAAACTGTGGAAGTTATAAACTTCCTAATAAAGTTAATCAAAACGGAGTTAAAGGCGACTACAATTGGGGTATAAACTCCAAAATCAATATTAGGGATTGCATCTTGTAAGTAAGTAGCCAAAGCGCCAAGTAAAGCAATCCCAGCTCCAATGGCTAATTTTTTAAGGTCTTGTTTGATTAATCCCCAGTTGGGACTAAAGATTTGATTGTTCATATTTTTATTATTAATTAAATAATTCCAAACCTGCCTTTAGCGTTTGTATAATATTTTTGGATTTCAACAGCTGACCATTCCCTTGGTTCATAAATTGCTTCATCGCCGTCAGCTCCAAAATATCTACCACCACCATCACCGAATATTGGGAAATCTTTTGTCTGGTCATTAGTTGGAGCAGTTGTTCCAAAAGTATTAATAGCTACTGGGACTCCATTGATATACATTTTTGAATTGGCAGCTAAACCACTAGACGGTCTAGTAACTGTCAATAAAACATATTTATTTTGTTCTAATAACGTAGAAGCAGTAGCAACAGAATCAATACCATTCCAGCCAGAGCGACCACCGCCAGCACCCGAGGAAGGATACCATATGAAGTTAATATGATTATGAGTAAAACCGCCGCCGCTACTGGGTAAGGCTACCGTCCAGTCATTACCACCGGCTCCTAACCAGTTACCAAACAACTCATAGTGAGCATCTCCAATAGATGCCTGTGTTCTTCTTATCCAGAAGTGTAGTGTCATTGCTGAAGAACGCATAGATGTGCTGAACGGAATATTGGCGTAAGAAGATGAACCATTAAAACTACCGCCTTGCCCGAACTTACCGGCAGCGTTTGAGAAAGTAACATTAGAACTTGTTCCGTTATTATTATTACCACTACTATCTGTCATATTCCCGTTAAAATGCCATAAACCTTTTGTTATGGCAGAACCAGCACTAATATATTCTCCTAAAGTTTGAGTAGAAATTCCAGTCCCGTAGACACTAAATGAGCCTCCCTGGTCGGAACTATATGTTTGCTCTCCGTCAACAAAGTGTGAACCGGCTTTATATCTCGTGCCAGAGCCTCCAGTACTAGTCCAGTCAAGTGTTCCGGTGGCGAAATAAATACCAATAATATCTCCAACTTTAGCTTCCAAAGAAACAGAAAATGTTTGTTTCGAGCCAGAAGTTACATTACCGATAGTTTCATAATCACGACAAGTCCAATTTGTGCCACTACCATAAAAAGTTCCAACAACACAGCCAGTCATATTTGTGTTAGCCCATATTTCTACACTATTAATAACGCCATTACCATTTACAGGGTTGGCTAAATCAATCCAAGTATCTGTTGCTCCGAAATTTGAAGTTCTATCTATCGCAGATGAACCAACATCTATGACTGCCATATTAGCTTAAAGTTAAAAATCTTGTTGGGAATAAATAAAGTTGAACATAAAGGTCAATAGCAGCCGTAGTTTGAATAGCGTCAATATTTATTCTTACTCTATCGCCTAGTGCTAAACTCGTAGCGGTATCTGCGGTAAAAGGTGTAGGGCTTGAAGCAACGGTTGTAGCGAGAGTTGGCTTAGTGGTGAACATTGTAGTTGTCGCCTTATCAATATCAATCGTAGTGGAATTAGTTGTTCCAGCTGTTCCTACTTGTAAATCAGCTCCAATAACTCTCATTGGTTCAGTAGCGTAGTAAGCATTAGCTACATCATCAGCAACAGCTCCAATAGTTCCAGCAACAGCAAATCTAGCAATATAAGGCTCTGCTCCTAAGATAACTGAATATTTAAAAGAGTTGGCATCTATTGAGGCACAAGTATCACCTATTATTGTTATAGTTGTGTTAGGCGAAGAATAAGTTGATGGTATAGAAACCATAGCGACTTTATCCGCAGCACCTTCTTGCCACCTAACTATCATTCCTTTTTTAAATATTGCAGTTAAATCAGTGGCGACTGTTATCGTAGTGTTAGAAGCCCTAGTTCCAGTAACAGCAGTCCAAAGAGAAGCGCCGCCAGAAGCAGGTCCGGTATATCCAGTGTAACCGGTGGGGCCGGTAACAGTAGAAGCTGCGCCGGTGTATCCAGTCGGGCCGGTGGCGCCATTAGCTCCGTTTGGGCCTGTATAACCAGTAGGGCCTGTATACCCAGTTGCTCCAGTTGGACCAACGGGACCAGTGTAACCAGTAGCTCCTTGAGGACCAGTATAACCCGTATAACCAGTGAAGTTACCTGCGCCAGTGTAACCAGTATAACCAGTAAAACCTGTGGCTCCTAACGGACCAGTATACCCAGTATAACCAGTAGCGCCAGTTGCTCCGATTGGGCCGGTAAAACCGGTTGGTCCGGTATAACCAGTAGGGCCAATTGGGCCAGTATAGCCCGTATAGCCGGTAGCGCCAGTTGCTCCAGCAGGAGCAGAAACCGCAAAAGTGGTTTCAACATGAGACGCGAATTGCGTTCCTTGATATACAAAAGTCATTGTTTTTGTTGCTTGGTCAGTCGTCATTAATGGAGTAACAACAATTCTATCAGTTGTTAAGAGAGAATAAGTGGCGTCAGGAACAGCATATTGAATTATTATTTCCTGTGGAGCCGCTGACGAAGTAGAGCTTATGTCAGCAGATGCTTGAGTCGTAAATAATATTGTTGCTGCTCCGGCATCAGTTATTTTTGAAACTTGAAATTTTAAAGTATTATTGCCTGCCGTGTTATTAACATAAGCCCAGGCACGAAAAGTCCACACTCCTCCAGGGATTGTAGTCTGGCCTGGCACCATAGAAACCGTAGCATAAGAATCTACTGGGGCACCGTTAGTATCTCCGGATTGAGCAACAACACTTTCATTTACTTGAACTCCTCCGACAGGGACGCGAGTTAATTTCTCATAATCAGTTGTTATAGAAACAGAAGCTCCGGCAGTTTCATTAGTTAAAGCAGAGCTTCCAATAAGAGTTAAAGTGGAGGCTGCGACCGTTCTGATAGCCCAAGTTGCATTATTTCCTGGATTAGTAGCACCAGTGACTTTTATTTTCATTCCCGCTAAAAATCCGTCAGTTATAAAACTTCCGGCATCAGCCCTTGTTATCGTGTCTGGAGTAGAAGCGGTAACAAAAGCGATTGTATTATTATTTGTAATAGTCGGCCCCGTTATATCAGAAACAACATTATCAAAATATAAAGTTAATCCAGAAATATTTCCCGCGGGACCAGTATAACCAGTGTAACCAGTAAAGTTCCCTGGACCAGTATATCCAGTGTAGCCGGTTGGACCTGTGGCACCTTCTGAAGCAGGGGCGCCTTCTGGACCAGTGTAACCAGTATAACCGGTCGGACCAACATGGCCAGTATATCCAGTGAAACCAGTATAACCAGTGAAATTTCCTGGGCCTGTGAAACCAGTGTAACCAGTAGGGCCTGTTTCCCCTTGCGGTCCGGTGTAACCAGTATCGCCTATAGAACCAGTATAACCAGTAAAGCCAGTGTAGCCAGTATAACCAGTGGCGCCGGTAGATGATGCGACCCCTGCCGGGCCGGTATAACCAGTTGGACCAGTATAACCAGTCGGACCGATTGGACCAGGAGTATTGGTATTTACCCAATCGCTAGTACCGGAATCCCATGTCCAGACTGAGTCAGTCGAGCCCACCATAGCAAAATATCCATCAGCGCCAACGGGGTAGGCAGCTGCCAAAGCGGCTGGCGTAGCAAACCAACCTAAGTTCATTGGGTCGCCAATTTTATTTGCTAAATATGCCATATATTTTTAAATTTTATTCTTTATTAATCCGTGCTTTTGAGCTTCCATAATCATTGCCGGTAATTTTTCTATAACAACATTGGTTTCAAAAACATTCTTTTTATTTACTGCAATAATTTCCTCGAGGCTAGCAGCTAAATCATTAACTAATTTATTTATTCTATTAGAGTTTTCCTGGCTGACGGTAGTCACTTTGTCTACCACCTTATCTAACATCATGGACTCGCCCTTAATAGTATTAAAAGTAGATAATGCAAAAGAAACGTCAGCTTCGAGCGACGTTTTTTGAGAAGTCAATAATTTAACCATCTTTTCAAGAGAGGCTACAGTAACTTCTAGTGTATTTTTTTCTGACTGGAGAGTAGCTATTTCTTGAGAGACGAAAAATGGAATAGTTGCTTCTTGCGTTTTCAGCTCTTCGATTCTTCCCTTAATCTGATTCATCCTTGCCTCGATATCAGTGTTAGAATCCGCTAATTCTTTATTTATTCTTTGGAGCTTATCTCTCTCAGATATTAAAACAGAAACCTGAGAAAGAATTGAATCTCGTTGCTCAGCCCAGGTTTTTAGATTTTCTTTTTGCTCTGGAGTGAATTCTGGGTCATTCATATTTTTAAAATTATTTAATAACCAAAACTGTAATCGATAGCGCCATTGAAAGTCCCGCCAGTTACCTCTAAGATAAAGGCTTCTCCCGGACGGCATTCAAATCTGGAAACTCCATCCATACCAGGTTCATCTTGTTCAGTAATACCTTGACCGGCATCAAGGGTGAATGAAGCGACTGTTCTGGTACCGCACTTTACGATTAAATTACCAGCAGACGCTAAATCACCTATTAACTCATGAATATAGATGTAGGCGTCATCTTTCGCGGCGATAACAGTTGTAGACCCTATCGGAGCAGTTACCGGTTCTGCTATTTTTTTTGTGTGAGCTGCTTGTAGCATATTTTTTAATTATTAATTTATTACTCTTCCTAGCTAAACCCCCGAGACGAGTCGGGGGCTTAATAGATAGACTAAACAGTGGCACCGTCGCCATCAGACCACATCCAACCACGAAGGTCAGAAGCACCCATAACAGCTAGGGAGTTGAAGTTTAATACCAAGTCCTGGTTACCTAGCAAGTCAATGACTGCCGGTTCAGCACGAGTTGGGAGAGCTTCAATATATAGGAATCCAAAATCTTGAGTCATCATTTTGGAATCGAACATACCCCACATCAATCCATCCATTGCTAAGTTCTGATACGGAGATAGTTCTACTATCTTAAAGGTATCAGTAGCTGGAGCATTGTTGAAGACATTAGTTTGTTGAGGAGCTAAGCCCTTATCAATTGTACCCTTGATTGTCTTGGCAAATTGAGCAGCGGTTGAACCTCTGCGAACTACTAATGTGTCTAAATCAGAGATAAGCGGATTACCACGTCCGTCCTTTTTCAAGGAATGTAATCTGCGTGCAGCTAATAAAGATGAATAAGTGAATTGAGGTGAGTTTGTAGCACCATCAACAATAACATTAGACCAGGCAGCACCGCCGTCTTCACGAGGGTGAGCTTGTGACCAATATTCAACGGCATCGGCACCAATAGTTGCCACTGGAGTTGAAGTACCAACCGCATTGATTGGAGTCCAAGTGAATGAAGTGTTGAATCCTTGTGCTAACAAAGATTGAGCCAAATAATTTTTTGCATGCTCAATAGCATTCTTTCCTTCAATAACTTTTGATTTAACAGAGCCCTTAATTTTAGCAGCTGCTGATTCGAATAAAAAGAAATTAGTTTGGAAAGTCAAACGTACTTTTTTTGTGAAGTGCATTTGAACGTAGTTTTTTGAATAACCTTGAATAGGAGCATCAGATGCGCCAATTCCACCATCCGGGATTATTTCAGCCATACCAAGGCCAGTGACACCAACGTCAGTGTAAATTCTTTCGTTGTTGTCTACCTTATACATGAAGTCTAAATATTCAGGCTTCACAGTAGGAGAGACCTTCGGAGCAACATGCTTTAACACATTGTTCACGATAACTGCATAATCATTTATTGTACCGACCATATGTTTGTTTTTTAAAAATTAATTAAACAGTTATGAACTTGCCGATAATAAGTTTATCAGTAGAGGCTCCGTACGGTTCGACTTGACGTACGACACCAACAGCACTCGTAGTATGAGTATTGTTGACGATTGACGAACTTGCACCAAGAATCATGTCCTGACCGTTGTCAGTAGCCAAGGTATCATTGGTGGTTGGGAAGATAAAAGTATCTTCATCTGATGGAACAATATAAGAAACACGAGTCTTAGCATCAGCAGCGGCAATAGTTTCGTTGCAAACACCCAAAATAGTAGCTCTAGTTGAACTACTTGTGGCTGCTACAGCTAAACCGGCTGTTAAATCTAGGATTTCTCCTAAGGTTGTAACAGTGCTAGCCCCTTTGTTGGCTTCTGCTAATTGGCGTGTATTCTTAATGGTTGCCTGTTTAATTACACCCATAGAATTAATTTAATTAGTTTAATTAATCCGTTAGGAGTTCGATGGCTTTTTCTTCTGATACCCCGGTCGCTACAATCTCATCGATTGATTTACGCATCTCCGGAGAGAAGTCGGTCTTGGCAATGCTTCCACCAGGGAACTGCATCGCATTAACTTTTTCTTGAACATTTGCACCTTTGAGTACTCTTTCCTGAATAGTCTCAGATGGCTTAAACATATTTTCACGCGCGAGCTCTAAAACTGTCATTAATTCCTTTCCACTCTTGTTTTGCCAATTGTAGTTGGAGTCAACGAAGTCAAAGAAAACTTCGCGGGTGTCATCATCTTTAAGTTCAGCATGTCTATCAACAAATTTATCTAAGGTATTTTTAACGTCTGTGGCTAAACGCTCTTGTTGGATAATCGCTTCGATATCCTCCTTGGTCGCGCCACCCAGTTGTTTTAAACGTTCTTTATCAGCAGTCAAAGTCTCATCTTCTGGTTCTAACGGTTTTTCTGGAACCTCCTCGCTCTTTTGATTAAGCGACTTGGTAAATCTATCAGTTCCATTAAGAGTTTTAAGATTGCTCTTAGCCGCCTTAATTTCTTCTGATATTTCTTGACGCTGTTCATCGGTTTTAGCAAGTTTTCTTCGTTTGACTAGGTCGAGGAGCTCAATTCGCTTCTCATATGACTCGTCAGACTCAAACTTCCCTTTGTTAGGAACACGAAATTCGTATCCTTCCGATTTCTTTTCGTCAGTTGGAGGGGTGCTGGGTTCCTCCGGCTTCTTTGCCTCTGGAATCTCTTCCTTTGGCTCTTCGCCCTTGGCTTCCTCTTTTGGAGTAAGCGCTTTTCCAGCTTGGACTGAGTTTATTGACTCTTCGAGCTCTTTATCGAGCTGTGATTCGTCAATATCTCCTTCCACTTTTACTTCTGTATTATTATCCATATGATTATCCGCTCGTATCGTGAACGGTGACGATGGTTATAATTTAATTATATCATTTTTAGGAGATAAAGGCAAACTATCTGTCATTATATTTGACAAATTTTTTGATTTTCTCCAACTTCTGCCTCAATGTGTCAAGATTGACCGACCCTTCAGTTAAAAAGGATATGGCATGCTTTTGGAAATCCCCGTCCATAGAATCATGTTCTTCTCCGACGGAGTCAGAATACTTTAAAGGAATGATTATCAAATAAACCTCTTTATCATTCTGTTTGTAAAAAAGAATATTGTCAGTTGGTTTAAACACCTTGTTAAACACCCCCAACAAATCTTCTCGTTCCACTGGTTTTCCACAGGTTCCTTCGAACCCGGACGGGATTATCCCTTTAAAGAAATAATCATCAGTTTTCACTTCTTGACCGGAAGAGTTCTTTAAGATTAAACTCTTCACTTTTACCTCGGCTTTCTTAGGAGCGGCCGCCTTTTTTACAACAACCACATCCTTTGTTTCCTCTACCTTTTTTTCAATGTTTTCCATATGTTTTCCTAGCCGTATCGTGGCTGGTGACGATGGTTAAATAAATTAGCTTTTTAATTTTAAATTCTTGAAGCTTGAATAAAACCGCTGCAAGAACTTTTCCTGCTCTGGCTTTATTTTAGACTTCATATTATTAATGTACTCATTTGTTAAAACTAGGGCCGGTACATCCATATTTATCTTAGCAATCCCGTAAACCTGTTCAATAAGCGCAAACTCAATCGGGTATGGGTGGGTATAATTAATGTTTATTTTATCCCCCTTTTTCATATCCTTATCTAACACGCAGGCTAGTTGCCTCCCGACCTCTACAACATTAACCCTGTCTGATTCAACAAAAGCGGCCTCCAGCGTATCAGAGTTTACCCCTCCAATAAGCATCGAGGCCATTTCTTCAGCGCCAATCTCAAACTCATCGCCTGACTTGGAAATGAATTTAAGCAGCTTATTCTTAATAGCATCTTCAGAATAATTTACCTGAACCGTGTAATTATCTTTTTTGATTTCCTTAGGAGTAGGCATATTATTCTTTAGGTTCGTGGAGGGAACCATTTCTTATATTTTCTAAAAGGTCAACCATAGTTCTAAGCATCGTCCCTTGGACCTCCAGGGTAATAGCATTTACAAGAGTTTTGAATTCGGTATCAGCGATTATTGGATTCTGAGGCATACAATCCTTCATTAACTCAATAATAGTAGAAGCATGCTCGCTCTGAGCTAAGGCAATCTTTCTCTGTTTCAATGTTTGTTCTCCTTCCATATATTTATTAATTATAATTGAGCCGCTGCTCTTCCTAAACTTGCATCCACCGCACTTCCCATTTCTGTTTGTGGTCTTGGGACCTCGTTAGGATTTTGAGGCATCATCGGGTCGGTCCCGTCCCCAGCCATTTGTTTTCCCATAGGGACAGCTTCTCCTCCGCCTCCTCCTCCTCCGGCCATAGTTTGCATGGCCGTTGCTTGAGCGTCAGTTCTCATCTGTTCTTGCTGCATCTGTCGTTGAGCATCTGACGGCTGCTTAGCCATAATAGCGTCGTAATCGACCTTCGGTATGTAATCAAAAATGTCTCCATTCTGAATATTAAGCATCTTCTCAAGGGCCATTAATTGAGAAGCCGCTCCTTCTGGGTCTTGGTTCCTCATGGAATAAATCAAAGTAATCTGGTTAGTAATAATTGGGAATAAGGCCATATAAGTCTGCTTCTGGATTTCAAGAGATGGGAGCAACATTGAATCCGGGTCGATAATAAAATCGATATAGTCGGACATATGTCCAGCATTTTTCATCTCGTCAAATAATCCTTTAGCAGAAATCTGACGAGTTGGAACGCCCTCCATAACATTTCCTTCTTGGTCAAAATCAAAGTTTAATCTTAAATTCCTAGAGGCGGTAGCAACCATACTAACAGGAACACCGTCGTCATTTAAAACCTCTTGAGATTCAATGAAATAATCAGGGTTCTGTCTGGTAAATTCTGCTAATTGGTCTTCTGAATCAATCATGAAAACTTTATCAACAGCGTATGTTTGTCTAATCCAAGTGTTAGCGATATGGGCGTCAGTCTCGAGCCCCATAACCATAGAATTCTTAGGCGGTGTCAGGCGGTTATAAGCAGCCTCCTTCATAATAACAGTAGAGCCTAAGGTGTTTTCACTATTAGCCCCGGCGACAATGTTATTAATACCAGTATTTTCCTCAATATTACTCTTCTGCAACTGCCCATATTTTATACCAGCCTCAACATTACCGGAGGTCTTAATAACATCGATATCAGTCCCTGGGTGTTTTGGATTAACAATATTTGGACCTCTCTTATAAGTAGCAGAGCCATTCTGAACTTGAGCACCAAAAAGCAACGGAAAGATTTCCGCTTCGACTTGCTGAGCATTAAGAGAATTAATATAAGTATAGATAGCCGTGTTACCGCGCATCATTTCGTATAAACCAACGCCATAAGGGTCATTCATATCACGAATGAAGCAGCGCGCAACAACGACGGAACCGTGGGAGCCATCATTAGGCAATTCTCCATCATAGATAACCATCTTCCCGCAGGTAACTGTATAACGATTCATCAAAACATTTTCGTAGTAACCGATAGTCACGCTAGTATGAGCCTTCTCCGAATTTTCATCAGTTGCCTCTGTAGTTACTGAGCAATATTCCAATTTCTTTTTATTCTTTTTAGCCTCCGGGTACATCTCGTAGAACAAATCCTTTGTCATGTCCTTCTCGTAGTAAACCTCAGTCTGGCTCCAAACGTCTCCATTATTAAAACCAACCCCCAACCAAGTTCTTGTCGGGTCTAATGGTTCACGGTAAATATCATCAAATAAAATTTTATCAACGCCGTTTCTTTTAGTCTGTACTCTTCGCGGATAGACTCTCCACGCCGCCCAACCGTAGGTAAACAAATTCTGGTAAGTAATCATTAAAGTGTTTCCACCATTTGCTCCAGTCATCGCCCAATTGCGCTTCCATAATTCATACATCGCCTTTCCGTATACTTTATCGTCAGCGATAACCGTCGCATCCGGCAGCTTCCCGGCGAGAACCGAAGTAGCAATCATTATTTTTGAAAAAGCTATCGGTTCCTGAGATACCGGCACCCCGGAACGGTTCTGGTCGCGGTCAGTAAGTTTTTGAGGATAAACATTAATGTCATAAGCGCCGTTAGCCATCTTATTATAGAAGACCATCGAGCCCCAACCACTTTTTTCGTAAAGTTTCTGACCATAAGAGACATTGGTGTTCATCAAGTTCTGTTTTATCTCCGAAGCAAGAGTATCGAACTTCTCTCGATACTGACTTTTCTTCATTTCCTTCTTTTTGTTATCAATAAATTCAATAACTGCCTTGTCTCCTTTTAATTTTGTATTATCCATATGAAATTTTTAAAATATATACCACTATTATACCATTTTGGAAAATAATATACAAGAAAATGTCAAATAAAAATAATTTAATGAGGAATTTGTCCAGTTTCTTCTCCGAACATCGCTCGAATGTGAGAAAATCCATCTCCCGCGCTCGAATCGTCGACATAAGTACCCTGTTCTTGAAGAATTGCGTAACCAATAGACGCACTCATTATCACATCATCGTGTTTTTTATCCATCGCTTCCGGTTTTCCTTTAATATTTCGTACGAAAGTAAACATTTCATCCAATAACTGAGCTGGAAAACCCTTGTCCTTCCTAAAAAATACAGCCTTAAGCGCCGCTAAAGCAAATGGCCGCGTCGCTGACGTTGTCTTCCACCCAAAAAACTTAGTTACCTTTTGAGTAATATCATCAAAAACCTTCCGGTAGTAAAGATTAATGTAGCCCATCTTCTCCAGCGCGTCGTTAACCCAAAGTCCATCTTTATTAACCTCTATTCCAAGCAGCGCAAAATTATAGTACTTCCCCAGCTTGTAAGCCTCGACTGCAAGCTCGTCTGGAGCCACATGGGAGCGGTACAGCGCATCGCACTCCTCCGTCTTCTGATTAATCACATATAAAACCTGAGCGTCTCCATGAGCCAATCCCTCAGCGGTATCTCCACCTATAATATATTTAACCCCGACCTCAGGCGCCTTAAAAACCTCGAGCGAACCGGAGGACACTTGATTAAAAACAACGTTCCCTTTATCGTCATTTCCCAGCTCTCCACGGACCCCTTTCTCAGCACCTTGAAGAAGCGTAGCCACCTTAGCGGTTGGGAAATATGTCTGGCCAGTAGATAAAAAGGCTTCCTCCTGAGTAGTCGGATATTCCTGCATCAGCGAATGAATAGCATCCGGAGAGTTCTTACCACCGAACTGCAGCCATTTCATATAATAATAAGTAATCTCCTTGTCAGTCAGATTGTGCTCCTGCTTGTAACTCTCCCAGTCAATCTCACAGACGTCCATATCCTTTGTAGGAATCGGCTCGTAAATCTTCTTCATTTCCATATCATCGTACTGCCAGTTATAGAAATGCGGCAGAAACTGTACCTGTGATAACTGAGGACTTATTTTATCCCGTGATACCCAGTTCTGTTGGAATATTTCGTAAAACCTCCCGGCCATACCTTCCGCGGTCGACTCAATAAAAATAAACCCGTCGAACGGTACCGTCGGGAATGTTCCTCTTTCAACTTCCTCCGCCCGCTTAGGAAAAGCCACGCACATCTTAGCAAACTCCGATATGTGCACATAATGATAAGTACCCGACCGACCGGACACTGACACTGCTAGCGAGGAAGTGGAACCCTGCTCAGGTCCGTAATCAATAACCACCTGCACCTTACGAGCGGAGCGGTGGTTAATCTTAAAAAAGGCGTCCTTTACATCCTCAGCCATGTTACGCAGAGCGAACTCAATCTTCTTATCAAAAATCTCCGTCGCGTCCTGTACCTTATGGGCAATAATAATACCCTCTCTGTTCGGATTAAATAGAATACTGTCGAGAATAAAAATATCAATGAAAGTCGTGAAACCAAGCTGTCTACTTTTTAGGATTACATGCCGGTGGTACGGGTGCGGAATATTCAAATAAGTCTGGTAAAAATGAGCCTGCGCCCTATTCATTTTAAACACCTGCTTATCCCCATCCTTACTAATAATCCAGTAAAGGTTATTTAAGCGCCACTCCTGGTCCTTTATCAGGTCCGGATTATTAGTAAGCAGCTCAACAATTTTCTCGTTATGAACCTTCTGATTATCCATTCTTGTCTTTTAGTTTATTAAACCCAATCTGCGCCAGCTCCAGTAAGTGAGCCTCCCTATCCTCAAAGTATCTCTTCTGGGAGCGTACCTGACCCAACTGCTGGAAAATAACAAAAAGAGAAGTCGGCTCCAAAGTTGATTCAATCAACTGGAACCTCTCCTCCTTTGTTAGGGCTTCGTAAGCCCGGTAGAAATTATGTAAAGTCATATACTTTTTGCTCCGCCAACAAATTAATAATTTGTTAAAAATCCAACTCTTCATCCCCGCCGACTGTTTCAACGTTAACAGCGACCGGAGGCTTACTAATCGGCGTTGACTCCTTAGTTGTATTTAGCGTCTGATTCTCTACCTGCTGCAAAATAACCGTCCTCAACTTATTACTTTCTAGTGGCTTTTCCTTTGGAATGGTGTTGAACTTACTCCAAGCAGAGCCAATCGCATTAAGGGCACCGATTAAGTCTTTGTTAGAAAAGTCAGAAAACCCCCTAGCCTTAAACTCGTGCATAGCTGCAAGAGCCAAATTGTTTGAGTCCACAGCTAACTGCGTCATGGCATAATTAAATCCAGGCTTGTTCTCAATGTGAGAAGAAATGGAATTCGCTACATACGGCGAGTAACCGCAATTTAAAGCTATCTGTTTTTTAGATATGCCTTGAGCACCTAACAGTTGTTTCGCGTAAGCCATTTGTTTTAAGGTTGAACCTCTTTTTCCTGCATACATATATTGTCAGTATAACATACGTTGGGTGCTAAATCAATGGTTCGGGACATAAGAATTCATTCGGGACATAACTATTTTAGCGTTTTTATTTAATATTAGCCATTCATCGGGACACGGGACATGGGACATAACCTTTTGAAAAAGTTCTGTATATTAAATATACTATTTTATCCTTTTTTGCATATATCTATTTTTCTTAATTCTTATGTCCTTATGTCCCTAAAGTATATATATTAACTAATATTAAATAAAATACCTCGGGACATAACTATTTTGTTATGACCGCTAATGTCCCAATGTTGTTGAGGAGTTGTCAATAGTGGTTGGTTAGACTACCCTTTTCAAATAGAAAATATCTAAAATAATTCATGAACCCCCTACCTATTTCCGGTGATAGTTAAATTTTAAAAGTTGTTTCACTGGATAAGGTAGAGATGTTTTTTCAATAGGAATAAATAATTATATGGAAGGGGTAATCCCCCCCCTCCCCCACCCCCCCCAGCCCATTATTAATGACTAGCTAATAAACAAAAAAAAATAAATGACTAACTAATAATATTGGGCGCATTTATAATGTTGCTATGCTAAACGCATAGCTTTTTAGTGTATTGGGGGCGGGAAAGGAGAGGATAGGAGAGGCAAAAAGGGCAGATAATAAGAGACCACC